ATGGTCGCAGCCCCCCGCACCCATTCCGCCCCCGTCTATAGCGCCATGAACAAGACCGAGGCCTTCCGCAGCGCGGAGGAAGCCTGGTTCTGGACCATGGCGGCGCTGACGGCGCGTCGCGAGGGCGCGCGCATCGTCGCCGGCGCCGGCCTGAAGCAGCGCCCCTGCGAGCCGGACGACGTCATCAAGTGCCTGGACCGCCTGTACCGGCAGCGCCGCATCGACCTGATCCATGCCCGCATCATGCGGCTGTGGGGTGAGCGGGGGGAGGCGCCGGACCCGCGCGCGCTGCGGGAGAAGAATGACTGGCGCATCTGGAACGAGGCGATGCGCCGCCTCGACTGGCCGCTGCGCATGAAGGGCATTGTCGAGGGGCCGGAGCCGGCGGCCGATGATGTTGTGGTCGAGCTGGGCGCCCGCTGGCCTTCGGTGCGCGACGCATGATCCGCGCGAAATCCTTGTCGGAGAACGGGGATTTCCTGGCACGCCTGCGGCCGGCCACCCCCGATGGGGCGGCCGTGGCCATGCTGGCCGGCCCGCGCCTGTCCCCCCGCCATGCCCTTGCCGAGGGGGCGCAGCGCATCTGGATCGGCTTCGGCGGGCGGGCCGACCAGCTGTGGCTGCGGCTGCTGCGGCCGGGCTTTCGTCATTGCTTCGCGGTGCTGGAGGATGCGGAAGGTTGGACCGTGGTCGAGCCGCTATCCGGCCGCCTGCTGGTGACCCGTCCGGTGGTGCGGCCGGGCTTTGACCTGACCGGATTCTACCAGCGCGCGGGGTTGACAGTGGTGGGGCCCTTCCTGCCTGGCCCCCCGGCCGGCGGGCTGCTGCCGGCGCTGTCGCCCTATTCCTGCGTGGCGGTGTGCCGGGCGCTGCTGGGGGCGGGGACGCCCTTCGCCGTGACGCCGCTTGGGTTGTGCCGCGCCCTGGAAAAATATGCCCATGATAGGAATAAAAGCTTGACGTGAGCCTCGGGGCGGCGTAACACCGCTCTTGTCAACGGGCGAGTTGCGCCCCGCGGCATCCTCCCTGATCCCCCCGAACTCGCGGGCCCGTCCAATTCTGGACGGGCCCTTTTTTGTTCGGACCCCGCGCAACGCCTGAATCAAAGGAGACCGCACGCGCATGGGTGGCCTGTTCCGAGCCCCGAAGCCGGTGGTCGTCTCCACGACCGAACCGGTCGCCACACCGCCCGCCGGCCCCACGGCCGAGCAGGCCATGCAGACCGCCCGCGTGGAAACGCAGGAGCGGGCCCGGCGCGGCCTGCCCGGCACCATCCTGACCTCCGTTCGCGGGGTTCTCGAACCGGCGCCCAGCCTGCCCGCCGCCGCCGCCCGCAAGAGCCTGTTGGGGGAATAACCATGGGCAAGCCCATCATGAACCCGGAGGTGATCCTGGCGCGGCAGCAGGCCGCGCTGGATCGCCGCCGCCCCTGGGAAGGGGTCTGGCAGGACTGCTACGACCATGTCCTGTCCCACACCCCCAGCAGCGGTGGCCCCACCCTTTACGATGCCACGGCGGCCGATGCCGCCGAGCAACTGGCGGCCAGCCTGCTGTCGGAACTGACGCCGCCCTGGTCCCGCTGGTTCGGCCTCGCCCCCTCCCGCGCGATGGCCGAAGGGCCGGACGCGGCGGCGGCCGCGGCGGCGCTGGACGATGCGGCGGAAACGCTGCAGGGCCACCTCGACCGCTCCAACTTCGCGCTGGAGATGCACCAGGCCTTTCTGGACCTGGTGGTGGCCGGCACCGGCCTGCTGCTGGTCGAGGAAGCCCCGCCCGGCGAGCTCTCCGCGCTCCGCTTCAAGGCCGTGCCGCTGCGGGATGCGGTGCTGGAGGAAGGCCCGGGCGGGCGCCTCGACACCGTTTATCGCGCGGTGATGCTGGAGGCGCCGGCGATCGCCGCCCGCTACCCCGATGCCGTGCTGCCGGAAGGCATGGCGCGGCGGCAGGATGACAGCCCCCTGCAGTACCGCGTCATCGAAGCGGTCTGGCCCGAGGCGCGGGGCTGCGGCTTCATGGCCGTGCTGGACCATGAGGGGCGGGCCGTCCCCCTGGCATCGGGCCACTTCCTCGACAGCCCCTTCATCGCCTTCCGCTGGATGAAGGCGCCGGGCGAGGCCTATGGCCGTGGCCCGGTGATGAAGGCGTTGCCGGATATCCGCACCGCCAACAAGGTGGTGGAGCTGGTGCTGAAGAACGCCTCCATCGCCGCCACCGGCATCTGGCAGGCGGAAGATGACGGCGTGCTGAACCCGGCGACCGTCCGCCTGGTGCCGGGCGCCATTATCCCGAAGGCGCCCGGCTCCTCCGGCCTCACGCCGCTGGCGGCGCCGGGCAACTTCGACGTCTCCCAGTTGGTGCTGACCGACCTGCGCCACCGCATCCGCGGCGCGCTGCTGGCCGACCGGCTGGCGGCGCCGCGCGATGCCCGCATGACCGCGACCGAGGTGCTGGAGCGCAGCGCCGAGACGGCACGCCTGCTCGGCGCCACTTACGGCCGGCTGCAGTCGGAGTTGCTGACGCCGCTGATCGGCCGCTGCCTGTCCATCCTGCGCCGCCGTGGCGAAGTGCCGCCGCTGGTGCTGGACGGGCGGGAGGTGCGGCTGACCTACCAGAGCCCGCTGGCCCGGGTGCAGGGCCGTGCGGACGCCGCCAATACCCTGCTGTTCCTGCAGGCGGTTTCCGCTTTGGGACCGGAGGCGGTGGCGCAGGTCGATATCGCCGCCGCCACCCGGCACCTGGCCCGCAGCCTGGCCGCGCCGGCCGGCATCCTGAACCCTGTTTGAGGAGTGATCCCCCGCATGTCCGAGAACCTGCTTGAGGCCGCGCTGGAGCCTGGAACCGACGACACCGCCCCGGCCGCGCGGCCCGAGGATGTGCCGGAGAAATTCTGGGACTCCGAGCGCCAGGCGCTGCGCGTCGAGGCCCTGCTGAAATCCTATCGCGAGCTGGAGCGCCGCCTGTCCCAGCGCCTTGCCCCGCCGGGCCCGGATGCGCCGGAAGAGGACCGCATGCGCTTCCGCCGCGCCATCGGCGTGCCGGACAGCGCCGACGAATACAAGGTCGAGGCGAAGCACGACAGCTGCGGCTCCGACCCCGCCATCAACCAGCGCCTGCACCAGGCCGGCTTCACCTGCGAGCAGGTGCAGCTGGTCTATGACCTCGCCGCCGAGCGCCTGCTGCCGCTGATCGCGGAAGCCGCCGCCGACTACGAATCGCAGAAGCAGATGGCGAAGCTGGCGCAGGAATTCGGCGGCGCGGAGCAGTTCCGTCGCCTGGCGCCGCAGATCGCCGCCTGGGGCCGCGCCAACCTGCCGCCCGGCGTCTTCGAGGCGCTGTCGACGACCTCCGAAGGCGTCATGGCGCTGCACCGCATGATGGCCAAGGGCGAGCCCGCGCTGTCCGGCGATGCCGCCGCGCCCGAGAGCATGGACGAGCCCGCGCTGCGCAAGATGATGCGCGACCCCCGCTACTGGCGGACGCGGGAGCCGGAATACGTCAAGCGCGTGACCGAAGGCTTCCGCCGGCTCTTCGGCCAGGGCTGAGCCCAGCGCGCTGACGGGCGCGTCGGCCACAGCAGGCTGACATGCCGCGCCCGCGCATCGAGATCGGATTGGCGCCGGGGCTGGCAGGGTTGCATCGATCCTCGCCCCAGGTGGCCGGGTGGCGGAGCTTCGGCTCCGCCGCCGTCCTTGCGCCGCCCTGACAGGCCTCGGGCCTCTTGCGGCGGCGCCAGCCCCTTTCGCCCCCGCCCAACCCGCGCCGCGGGCGCGGGGGCATGCCCGCCATCCTGGCCCCGCGCGGCCAACCGGGATGGCGGGTGCGACCCTCCCATGACAACGCTTCGAAGGAACACGGCATGTCCGCCTCCATCGACCAGGTTTTCTCCAAGCAGTTCGAATCCGAAGTCCATGACGCCTACCAGCGCCAGGGCAGCAAGCTGCGCCCGACGGTGCGCAGCAAGACGGGCGTGCGCGGCGCTTCCACCAACTTCCCCGTCGTGGGTCATGGCACCGCGGCATCCAAGGCGCGCAACGGCGCGGTGCCGGTGATGAACCTGGCGCATGCCAATGTCGAATGCTTCCTGCAGGACTATTATGCCGGCGAGTGGATCGACCGCCTGGACGAGCTGAAGACCAATGTGGATGAGCGCATGATCGTGGCGAATGCCGGCGCCTATGCGCTGGGCCGCAAGACCGATGAGCTGATCATCGCCGCGCTCGACAGCAGCACCAACGATGCCGTCGACACCGCCCCGGGCACCACGGACACGGATGGCCTGACCAGGGCGAAGGTGCTGCTGGCCTTCGAGATGCTGGGCGCCGCGGATGTGCCGGATGACGGCAACCGCTTCGCCATTGTCGGCTGGAAGCAGTGGAGCGAGCTGCTGCAGATCGAGGAATTCGCCAATTCCAACTATATCGGCGATGCCGACCTGCCCTGGAAGGGCACCCAGGTGAAGCGCTGGCTGGGCGCGACCTGGATGCCGCATTCCGGCCTGACCAAGAGCGGCAACCTGCGCTTCTGCTATTTCTACCACAAGACCGCGATCGGCCATGCCGTGGCGCAGGATGTTTCCACCGACATCACCTGGCACGGCGACCGCGCCGCCTTCTTCGTCAACAACATGATGAGCCAGGGTGCCGTGCTGATCGACGAGGCCGGCGTGGTGCGGATGCGCGCGGTGGAATAACAGCGAAACAGAAAGGTCGGGGGAAGGAATTCCCCCGAACCCTTTTCTTTCTTCTGTCAGTTTGGCTGGATGCGGGCAGCAGCCGAGCACTGTGCCGGCCTTTCCAGGCGTTGCCCTGCCAATGGCCAAATCGAAGAAAAAAGATGGGGGCCTGGGGGAATTCTTTCCCCCATCCTTGCTTCCCTCATTCAGAAAGGAGCCCGCCACGATGGCGCTATCCGCGCTCGTCCTCTGCTCGCGCGCTTTGCTGAAGATCGGTGCGCAGCCCGTCGCCTCCCTCGAGGAGGGCACCGCCGAGGCGGAGGTGGCGGCCAATCTCTACCCCGCCGTGCGCGATGCGATGTTGTCGGCGCATCCCTGGTCCTTTGCCAGCGGCCAGATGGAATTGCCGCGTCTGCTGGAAACCCCTGTTGCCGACTATTGCTACGCCTTCCAGCTGCCCGTCGATTTCCTGCGGGCGCTGTCCGCCGGCAGGCCCGGCGCGGGGCGTGGCATCGATTACCGGCTGAGCGAGAACCGTCTGCACAGCAACCAGCCGAAGGTCACGCTGAGCTATCTGTTCCGCCCCGCCGAATCCGAATTCCCGCCCTTCTTCGCATCGGCGCTGGTGACCCGGCTGGCCGCGGAATTCTGCATCCCACTGACCGAGAGCACCTCCCGCGCCGATATGCTGCACCGGCTGGCCGATGCGGAATTCCGCCAGGCGCGGCTGACCGACAGCCAGCAGAACACGGTGCGCGCGATCGAGGATTTTCCGCTCATCTCGGTGCGGGGCTAGGCCATGGCAGGCGGCCGCAGCACCAAGACCAGCTTCACCGCGGGTGAACTCGGCGACCAGCTTCTGGGCCGCAGTGACCTGCGCGCCTTCGAGAATGGCGCGCGGCGCCTGCGCAATGTCTTCATCCAGCCGACCGGCGGCGTGTCCCGCCGCCCCGGCCTGCGCCATGTGGCCATCCTGCCCGGTCCGGCCCGGCTGATAGCTTTTGAGTTCAACACCGAGCAGACCTATCTGCTGGCGCTGACGCACCAGCGGCTGCAGGTCTTCATGAACGATGCGGAGGTGGCGAGCCTGAACGCGCCCTGGACCGGCGCGATGCTGGACCAGATCGCCTTCACGCAAAGCGCCGACACGCTGCTGCTGCTGCACCCCGAGATGCCGCCGCAGCGCGTGACGCGCACCGGCCACACCGCCTGGGCGATCGCCGCCTGGCAGTTCGTCGCCGAGCCCTTTTTCCGGTTCGCCGCGGCCGGCATCGCCATCGCCTCCAGCGCTGTCGCAGGCGCAACGACGATCACCACCAGCGCGCCGGTGTTTGGGGCGGGCCATGTCGGTGTGCGGCTGCGCATCGCCGGCAAGCGGGTGCTGGTCACGGCCGTGGCCTCCGCCACCAGCGCCACGGCGGCGGTGGAGGAAACGCTGCCCAATACCAATGCGACGCTGGACTGGGACGAAGCCGCCTTCAGCGGCGCGCGCGGCTTTCCCGTGACCGCCTGCTTCCACCAGGATCGCCTGGTGCTGGGCGGCTCGCGGGACCTGCCGAACCGGTTGTGGCTGTCCCGCTCCGGCGACCTGTTCAACTTCGACCTCGGCGCCGGCCTCGATGACCAGGCCATCGAGTTCGGGCTGCTGTCGGACCAGGTGAACGCCATCCGCGCGGTCTTTTCCGGTCGCCACCTGCAGGTCTTCACCTCGGGTGCCGAATGGATGGTGACGGGCGATCCGATGACGCCGTCTTCCATCCAGCTGCACCGGCAGACCCGCATCGGCTCGCCCATCGCACGCATGGTGCAGCCCGTCGATGTCGATGGCAGCACGATCTTTGTCGGCCGCTCCGGCCAGGCGGTGCATGAATACGCCTATACCGACGTGCAGCAGGCTTACCAGGCCAGCGACCTGGCCCTGGTCGCGCGGCACCTGGTGCAGACGCCGCTTTCCATGGCCTATGACCAGACGCGGCGCCTGCTGCATGTCGCCATGCAGGATGGCTGGCTGGCGACGCTGACCCTGTATCGCGCGGAGCAGGTCACGGCCTGGACGCGCCAAGACACCGACGGCGCCTTCCGCTCGGTCGCCGAGATCGACGGTGTCGTCTGGGTCGCGATCGACCGGCAGGGCAGCTGGCGGCTGGAGTGTTTCGATCCGGCGCTGGCGGTGGATGCGGGCCTGACCGGAACCGCCGCCACCGAGAAGACCGTCTGGACCGGCCTGTCCCACCTGGCCGGCCGCAGCGTGCAGGTGGTGGCGGATGGCGCGCCGCGCCTGCCCGCGACGGTGGTGAACAACGCCGTGACCATCGCCCCGGGCGCGCTGCGGCTGCAGGCTGGCATCGGCTTCAACCATGTGATCGAGCCGCTGCCGCCGCAGCTTCTGGGGGCAGGGGGGTCGCGCAGCGGCCCGCTGCGGCTGGTTTCCGCCACCTTCCGCATCCTAAACACGGTGGCGCTTTCGGTCGATTTCGGCCGCGGCAGTCGCCCCGTGCCCTTCCGCCGCCTGGACACCCCGCTGCTGGATGCGGCGCCGCCCAGCTTCACCGGCGATGTCACGCTGCGCGGCCTTGGCTGGCGGCGGGACACCATGCTGCCCCTGTGGCGCATCGATGGCGATACGCCGCTGCCGATGACGCTGCTTTCCGTCACCACCGAAACCAGGATGACCGATTGATGGCCCAGCTCGCCCCCATCGCCGCGATCGTCGGCACTGGCGCCTCCCTCTACGGCACCGTGCGCCAGGGGCAGATGCAGGCGGCCAATGCCAAGGCCCAGCAGCAGCAGGAAGCCCGGACCCTGCAGGCGCGCCAGCAGCAGCTGGTGGCGCAGCAGGAAGGCGATGCGCGTGCCCGGCAGGACCGGCTGGAGCGCACCGTGGCCGCGACGCGGGCGCGGCTGGCGGCCTCCGGCGTCAATCCCGACCAGGGCTCGGCGGCCGCCATCACCGCCGGGCTGGAAGGCGATGCCGCCGCGGCCGCCGCGGACAGCAACGAAACCTTTGCCGCCCGCATGGCGGCCGGGCGCAGCAGCCTGCTGAACGGCGATGGCTCCCTGACCACCTGGCTGCGCGCCGGTTCCAGCTTCGGCGCCGCGGCGAGATCGCTGTTGGACTAGGCAAGAAAGCAAGGTCGGGGAAGGAATTCCCCGAGCCCCATCTTTCTTCTATCGGCTTCCAGCGCTCCTGTGCAGGCAGCGCCAAACAGACAGACAAAAGATGGGGGCTTGGGGAATTCATTCCCCCAACCTCGATTTCTTCGCAGGCCGCCGCCCCCGTCACCCCCTCCCGCATGGAAGATCCGCATGGCCGAGCATATCCGCATCGGCGACGTCGCGCCGCGCATCCACTACGCGGCGGACGGCGCGCAAAGCGTCTTCGTTTATCCCTTCCCGATCTTCGCCCCCGCCGATCTGGAGGTGCGTCTGAACGGCGCGGTGACCATCGGCGGCTTCACCATCCAGGGCGCGGGCCAGTCCGAAGGTGGCACCATCACCTTCACGACGCCACCGCCCTCCGGCACCGCAATCCTGCTGCGTCGCGTCATGGCGGTGCGGCGCACCACCGACTTCCAGCCGAATGGCGTGCTGCGCGCCAATACCCTGAACGACGAGCTGGACCGCCAGACCGCGTCGATGCAGGAGCTGCGGGAGGATATCGCGGGCAGCCTGCGCGCCGGGCCCGGCGACCTCGGCACCGGGCTGGTGCTGCCGGCACGCAGGGCGCGCGCCAACCGCCTGCTCGGCTTCGACAGCCTGGGCAATGTCACGGTGCTGCCGCGGGAGCCGGAGCTGCAATCGCCCTTCACCGGCGCCATCGCCCGCACCGTCGCGGACAAGCTGGGGGAAGCGCTCTCCGCCCGCGACTTCGGGGCGACCGGCGACGGGCTGACGGATGACGGACCGGCGCTGCAGGCGGCGATGAATGCCGCCGCGGCATCCGGCAAGAACCTGGAGATCGGCGAGGGCAGCTTCCGCACCACCATGCCGCTGATCCTGCCGGGCGGCGCCGCGGGCATGACCATGCAGGGCGTCATCGTCTATGACGGCCCGGCCGGCGAGACCGCGCTGACCATCGGCGACGGTGCCGCCGTGCGCAATGCGACCAAGCTCTACCAGGGGCTGCGCGTGCGCCGTGCCAGCATCTCCGACTGGCTGGACGAGCGCGACATCGGCCTGGTGCTGCGCAACCTCGATGCCAGTTCCGTCGAGATCCGCCAGGTCGAGGGCTTCACCATCGGCCTGCGCACGCTGGGCGTGGAGCGTGGATTCGAGGATACGACGCTGATCCTCGGCCGCATCGTCGACAACCGCATCGGGCTGGATATCCGCTGCGAAACGGCGGCGGCCTGGAACAACAGTATCCGCTACATCGGCGGGCATTTCGCGAATTCCTCCGGCACCCACACGGCCATGGACCGCTACGGCGTCCGCTTTTCCTGCGCGCCGGGGGCCTATCCGCGGCACAACGCGCATCACTTCACGGGCCCGGCCTTCGAGTTGCAGCGCCAGGGCACGCCGGGCACCGTCGCCGCCATTCCCTTTCTGCTGGAAGCGGGGGATGAGCGCGCCATCATCGCGCGCGGCGTGCGAATGGAGCAGTGCAGCACCTATGTGGCCCGGCATGTCGGCGCGGCGAATGACTGCGTCTACGAGGTCGGCTATGTCGGCACCTATGCCTTCACCGGCTGCGCCATCGAATATCCCGCCACGGCCACCCGCGCCGGCGGCACCGTCATCCCGCTGCACCAGGCGACGGCCGCGCAGGGCTCCACCCGCCTGGTGGCGGCGGCGGAGAATGTGCGGCAGCGCGCCTTCCGCCAGACGGTGGATGTCGCCGGCGGCATCGGCTTCGAGCAGATGGCGGTGCTGTCGGGAAATCCCTCGGGGCCGCCGACCACGCTCGCCGGCTATTGCTTCGCCGGGCTGACGCAGTTCAACCTGAACGCCGATACTGTCGGCCTGCCCACCAGCCGCGCGCTGGGCTTCGTCATCGACTGTGGCGAATGCAAGGAGTTCTTCATCGCGGCGGAAGGCAGTGAGCTGCGCCCGGTGGTCATGCAGTTCGACGCGGCGGAAGCCGTGCTGGTGGAAACCAGCCCGGTGCTTTTTTCCAACATGAACACCGTCTGGGCCGGCAGCCCTTCCTGCTTCTGGGAAGGCAATGCCGATCTGGACAGCCTGGCGGGTGGGCTGCCGTTGAACAAGCTGCAGCGCGTCACGCTGCATCCCAGGGCGCGCTATGCCGTGATCGGCGTGCGCGGCGGCAGCGCCACGGCCCTGCTGAAGGCGCTGCGGCTCTACTGCTCGCCACTCCACGCGCCGGCCGTGATCTATGGCGGCAGCCGCAAATGGGGCGTGCGCGAATACACCGTGGCCGATGCCGGCTGGGTGGTGCCGGCGCTCGCCGCCGGTGCCAGCGTCACGCGGGACGTGACTCTGCCCGGCGTGCGCGGCGGCGACTTCGTGCAGGCCTCCTTCGCCAAGACCACCGGCTTCCAGAATGGCGGCGTGGTCTTCCAGGCCGCAGTCGGCGGCACCGCCAGCACCGACCAGATACGGGTCACTGCGCAGAATATCAGCGGCGGCAGCATCACGGTCGATGCCGGTACGCTTTATGTCCGCGCCACCAAACCGAGGATCTGACGCATGAAGGGCATCACCCCGGCTCTGGCGGGCGAGCTGGAAGCGGCGGCGATGCGGGTGGTGGAGGATTATGGCGCCTTCATCGCCCGTGGCCCTGCCCCGGGCACGCATGACGATGCCAAGGCCTTCGCCGCGCATCACTCCGCGGCGAAATCCGCCCTGGGCCACCTGGAGCACATCCTGAAGCTGGCCCGCGCCGCCGGCGCGGGAGAAGACGAGGCCGGCATGCTGCGGGCCTCGGCCCTGTTGAAGCAGGCGCGCGGCGCCCTGCCGCCCGCCACCGAGGATGAGGAGGAGGATGCCGATGACGGAGGATCCGGCTGATCTTTCCCCGGTCGCGCTGGCCGAGTTCGTCTGGATCTGGAACAACCTCGCCGGGCAGGGCACGCCGCCCGTGCACCGGCGCATCGCCCGCTGGCTGCAGGCCCGGCGGGATGGCGAGGATGGCCGCCTGCTGCTGATGGCCTTCCGCGGCTGCGGCAAGTCCACGCTGGTCGGCCTTTACGGCGCCTGGCTGCTGGCGCGCTGGCCGGAAACCCGCATCCTGGTCCTGGCCGCCGACCACCAGCTCGCCACCAAGATGGTCGCCTCCGTCCGCCGCATCGTGGAGCGGCATCCGCTTTGCGCGCATCTGGTGCCGCAGATGCCGGAGGCCTGGGCGGTGGACCGCTTCACCGTCAACCGCCGCGGCGCGCTGCGCGATCCTTCGGTGCTGGCGGCAGGGCTTTCCGGCAATATCACCGGCGCCCGGGCCGAAGTCATCATCTGCGACGATGTCGAGGTCGCCGGCAACTGCGACACGCCGGGCAAGCGGGCCGAGCTGCGGGAGCGCCTGGCGGAAACCGAATTCATCCTGACCCCTGGCGGCACCATCCTTTACGTCGGCACCCCGCATTGCGCGGAAAGCCTGTACCTGGCGCCGGGGGAGGGCGAGGCCTTCCTCGACGGCTATCGCCGGCTGCGCATTCCCCTGGTGAATTCCGCCGGCCACAGCGCCTGGCCGGAGCGCTTTCCGGATGCCGCCGTGGCGCAGCTGCGCGACCGCGTCGGCCCGATCCATTTCGGGCGGCAGATGCTGCTGCGGCCGGTGGCCGGCGCCGCCGCGCGGCTCGATCCGCAGCGCATCATCCGCTATGCGGAGGAGGCCGATTACCGGGAAGCGAACGGGCGGCCGGTGCTCAGCCTGCTGGGCCGGCGCATGGTCTCCGGCGGCGGCTTTTGGGACCCGGCCTATGGCCGACCCGGCAGCGGCGACGGCTCCGTGCTCGCCGCCACCTATGCCGATGCGGAAGGCAACCACTACCTGCACCGGCTGGCCTACCTCACGCATGACCCCGATGCGGCGGAGGACCCGGCGACGCAGCAATGCCGCAAGGTGGCACTGATCGCCCGCGACCTGCTGCTGCCCGTGGTGCGGGTGGAAACCAATGGCATCGGCCGCTTCCTGCCCGCCATGCTGCGGCGGGAAATGGCCCGCGCCGGCGCCGCCTGCACCGTGCTGGAACACCACAGCCGCCACGCCAAGCAGGACCGCATCCTTTCGGCGCTGGACCCGGTGCTGGCGGCGCGTCGGCTGCATGCCCATGCCCAGGTCTTCCGCACCGGCTTTCCCACGGAAATGTCGGAATGGAAGCCGGACACGCCGGGCACGCGGGACGATGCGCTGGATGCGCTGGCGGGCTGCCTGCTGGCGGAGCCGGTCAGGATGCCGGGGGCGACGCCTGCGCCGCGTGGGCCGGGCTGGCGGGGGAACCAGTAAGGCCGGGGGAAGGAATTCCCCCGGACCCCCATCTTTTTTCTGTCGGTCCCAGCGCCTCTGCGAAGCGACCGCGCGGGTTCCGGGGGCCGTCCGGAGCCGCAGCGGAAGAAATCGCCCCGCTATCATCACTTTTAGTTGATCTGATGGGCGGGTCCGGATAAGCTCAAGCCATCAACGCGATAGCTGCGTCCGCCGCCTGGGCGTCACGCCACGCGCTGCAGCTTCAACACCTCGGTCGCATGCCGCGCCTCACCCCCCGGGGTGATGCGAAAGCGGTCCTCTGCCTTTTCCGCCAGGTCCATTCCGGCCAGGCGGTGCAGGCAAGGGCCGTCCTTCAGCCCGTCCGGACGGCCGATCCCACCCGCCAGGTGCAGCCTGTGCAGGGCGGAGCGGCAGCAGGTCTCAAGATAGGGCTCGTTCCACATCGTCCCACCCTAACAGGTTCAACAGGCGCCGGCGCTGCCCCTTTGCGGGGCGGCCCGGCGCCTTTGCCGTTCATATGGCCGAGGAGGGCCGGATGACACCGCTCGATCTGGAACCCCAGACGCTGGCCACCGTGCTGCAGGCGCCCATGATGGTGGTGCTGGCCTGGATGATGCACGGCCTGCGCCGCGGCCTGCACGACCGCAACGACCCGCCGGAGGACCCCTCGCGCTGCGATGCCGAGGCCCTGCGCCGCACCCGCGACGAACTCGCCGCCTTCAAGGTGGAAGTCGCCCGCATCTATGTGCCGCTTTCGCTGATCCGCGATGTCGACCAGCGCCTGACGCGGCAGCTGCTGCGCATCGAGGAAAAGCTCGACGCCGCCACCCGTGCCGCCACCACCGCCAATGCCCTTGCCGCCGCCCAGCGCGGCTGGCGCCCGGAGGACCGTTCATGA